TATTGTTTTAGTTGTTAGCTGAGATGCCATTCTGATATGCACGGTTGGCATCCTCTACCGTTTCATAACTTCCAAAATACTTATATTTATTATTAAAACTTGCCATTGCCATAAACTTATTTCCACTTCTTTGAACACCTATTGGCAATCCAGACTTTTTGAAACTATATGGGTTTTTAGGTCTTCTTCTATTCGGTCTACGATGCTTGCTGTTTTCAGAGAATGTTACAAACCTACAGTTTTCAGGTGAATATCCTTTGTCATTATCTATCCTATCTATTGTTAATCCATCCTTAAAACCGTTGAGTTCGCACCATCTAATAAAAGCTCCTGCATCATTAAGCCAAGCATCACACATTGTTATACCCCTTCCTCCATAATTTTTATAAGCCTTACAATTCTGGTTATAACATCTTTTTTTAATGTCACACCATCTTCCGTATAGAGGATGATACCTAAACCCATGCTTTAATGGTCTGCTCATGTTGTTCTCCTTTAAACAATCCTTGAGTTAATTTGGGGCAGGCGACAAGGAAATCGCTTTTCAGGCGTACGACCCTATCCCCAAATTTGATTACACCATGTAATTAATGGTATTGAACTGTAATTCCATATGTTACAATATCAAAGAACGTAAGTGCTTGATTTAACTGGGGATATTCCCATAAAAGCACCTGTAATCATTCACTTCTGCACTAAACCTCTGGTCTGTCTTAATCATTACATCTCCAGTCTGAAAATCCCCATCCCTACCGAAACGGGTCTTGCGTCTCCAGAAGAATATAATACCCTGTCCTTCTAATTGGAGATGCCATGCATCCGTGTCAATAAGCTGGTTCCAGTTCTTGGTAACGATGTTGCGCCCGGACTTCGCATACGCGTTAACTGCCCGGTTAGCCACATCTGGCCTGTCAGTTGACTTCAGAATTTCTGTCGCCTGACGTTCCAGTTGAGGCGGATACCAGAGTTTCTCAACCTTTTTCTGAACACGATGTCCACGATGGTTGTACTGATTCTCTGCTGCTACCAATACGCTCCAGAATGCTGTGTAAGTCATATCAGCATTGGTGGATTTGTTTGAGAATGCAGTTCCATTAAGGAGTGAATGTGAGGTTGAATACAGGGCTGTTGACCCGTCACGTTCTACGTGGTAGGTTGTCGCTGCGCCACTGTTAAGGAACCTTGCCATAAGGACTTCCATGTTGTTAGACATTGCTTCGCCTAAGTCGTGGAAGATTTCCTTAAGGTCGCCTTCGCTTCCGCCAGAGAGTTCGTGGAGGTTGTCATCTACTGCTTCCTCTGTGATACGCACTCCGAGGGCATATACGTCATGCACCCATGACTGCTTTGCACCCTGGATTTGGGTATCATACTGGATTGGTATACCTTCAGGCTTAAGATAAGGCACGTCCAACCCTGATCTCTCAGTGTTCTCTTCTTTCTTTTTGGTGGATGTTTTAACTGTTACAAGCTGATCCCACATGCTCTTTGCACGGTTGGTATTGTAGGTATCAATAGCAACAGCGAACAATCCGGGAATATACTCATTAACGAATCTCGCTCTTGTCCACATAATTTATACCTCCTTATACACCATCAATGCCTGAGCCGTTGTGGTGTGCATTTACCTGCACTATAAATCTACAATTCGCTGTTGCAACCGTGTCATCTGGATGCGCGCGAAGGATTTTGACTGCCAGAGTTGATGTGGTGTTTACCGTGTCACTGTCAATCTCCTGTGTAGATAGGCCTGTTACCGTACTACCTCCTGTGCCTGTCAGGTCGGCATTTAAACCGATTGATGCGGCTGCTACAGGGGTAGTGTCTCCATCTTCCTGGATGAGAAACTGCTGCATAGGATGGTCAGCTACAAGAGCGTAACCGGCTACTATTGCATCACCAGTGGTTGTGATAGGAAGATAGTTGATTGGGTTCATGTCGCTGTCGAACAATGCGATTACCGAACCAAGCAGTGAACCAGCCGCCCCAGTTTCCTCGACATAACATCCAGGAATTCCTGCACCTTTTCTAGTTGTGTAGGATGTACCGTTATGTTCTACAAGGCACTGGAGATAGATGGCTGCTGCATTGGATGTAGCAAAGGCATATAGATTAGCCCCAAGCATTTTTCCGATTGGCTCTAATCCGAATGCCCTATCTAAATTACTCATAATTATTTCTCCTTGACACACCCTTTGGATTATATCTGGTGCGTCTACTCTATGTTATTAAATTATCCCTGTAGAACGTTACGGCTTTAGCCATGATGCCCCGCAGGGGGTTATCGGTCTATCAAGTCAGAAAAATCACTTAGTCCAGCTTGAAATTTATTGTCTGGGTCTTGTGGGTTTTCAAATATCTGATCTCCGGCTTTGATCTCTCCGGGAAGACTGTGCATTTGACCAGATGATTTCTTGCCACCTGATATGTTCACACCGTCTCTCATTTCTGAACCCATACGTTCTACTGATGATCTGTCTTGGGCGTCTGTAATGTCAGCTATTAGAGCCTGACGTTTTTCAAACATCCAGTATGGTTTAAATACTAACATCTGGTCGTGGCGCATGATGCAGCCTAGTACCGGGTCAAACAGGTCATGGGGTAGCTGCGGGAATGTATCCCGGTTTACTATCCACCACCGATGGGGTACCTGGGCTGAACGCACTTCATCCAGACGGTCTACGCTTCTTGATATCCACCTGAACTTGAATTCACGTGAGCGTTCGAGTTGCAGGATAGATTCTGGAAGCATGAATGGATCATTTCGCAGAGAATAATCAGCTATATCTTTCTCTGGTATTGAACGCCAGTCATCTGATTGTCCGGCTATACGTTTAAATATAGCGAGTTCCTCAGATGTCATATTGCTGGTGTTCGCTGGCGCAGGGGTTGGTATTGAAGCTGGCACTTCCCCTGGTAATTCTTCTGGTATATTTGTTTTTGATGCATCTATAATATCTGTCATAGTCTACTCCTTCACTTGAACACTGTTAGAGGCTTTCTTGCCTACTAATTTCTGGTAAGTTCTTAATGCTCCAGGGCTTAAGTTCATCTGCTTGGCTGTCTCTATTTCAGTTTTTGACATTCCTGCCGTGGTGACTACTGTCTTGCTCGGGCGGGAAGACTGAGTTGTCTTGATATCAGCTTTGCGCTTTTCGTCTGCCTTGATGGTTATGGTCTTGGAATTTAAGGCTTTTTCTTCACCACGTTGTTCTGCTGATGATATTATGCCAGGGAGTGCGTTTAGAACCTGTACTCCCATTGCAAAGAAATCACCAAAAGGGTTCTCGTCAATGCCATAGAAGGATTTGATTTCATCTGTTGCTGTGCGGATTTCGCTTCCTTCTTCGCTGAGTTTCGGGTACATAGTCAGGAGCAGGTTGTCTGCTTCCTTGACTTTTGATTTAGTATCCGAGTCTACGATAGCTTTACCGGATGCTTTTTTAGCAGCCTGTTCAGCCTGATGCTTGATAATACGGAGAAGAACTTTAGGATCATCCTTGTTCTCTTCGTATATCTGTTCTATCTGAGCATCTGTTAATGGTTCATCTTCTTCAGCCTTAGACTGCTTTAAACCTTTGAGCTTCTGCCTCTGTTCGTGAAGGGCTTTGTTAAGATTGATCTTGTCAGTCTTTAATGTATCAAGTTGTTCCTTGAGTGCCTTGATATCCTCAGCAGGTGTAGTGTCATCTCCCTCGCTGGCAGGGGGTTTGGTGTCCGTGGAGGAGTCATCGTCATTGTCTAACCCTTCGATGATTATTTCCTCCAGATAATCCGGTAGTGACATGGTATCTTCATTGGCGTTATCATTAGTATTGTCATCTGAATTACCGTCACCGGATGCGTCATCGTTTGGTTCTAAACTTGCGTCTTCGTCTGCCATAAATCTCCTTTTTAGTTTCTCAGCATTTAGCTGGTGTCTCCACCTACATGTTAATAATAGATGGGTAGTGTTCGTTAAGTTATATAATATATTCGTTATTTAGGGTACTCAATAGTATTTTAATTTGCTTGATTTTGGAGTGTTTTAATGTAGAAGTGTGTGATGGGTGTAAGTATGTGTTTTAATTAAAAGTTTATGCGTGTGGTTTAGGTGCTTTGTTAATCTCTAAATATAATCCTGCGTACTAAATCTACCTTAACCTCTTCAAACTCTTTGGAGATAATGCTATTTACAAGTGCGCGCTCTTCAGGTGTGCCTGCCATGTCTAATGGGATTAGAATGATTTTTGAAAACAGGGAGAGCGCGCCATTTGTAAACTCCTGGGAGGCTTTGGAGGAAAGCAGGTCTGAGATAAAATCTACTGCGAGTTTGATTTCACGACTACGATAGTTTGAGATATCAGCCCAGTTGTATTTTTGTTGGAAATCCACTGGCATGCTAGGTTCTCCTTGGGATACGTTCTAATAGTAACTGGGCTTTGGCATACAGGATCACTTCCTCCTTGCGGATATCACCCCAATGTTCACGGAGACTGCATGACTTTATATACTTAGCCAGAAGTTCCTCACGGGTATGCCTGATTACTGCCTGACTTGTTGAGAACTCGTATGTTCCTAACCCATCTATAAACTTCTTCTCAGAATGAGTAGTGTATAGGCCGTTGGTGTAGTGAAGCGGCTTTGGATTTAAGGTTTGGGTTGTCATACTGGTTGCCCTCCGCCTTCGCCACCCTGTCCACCCTGAGCCTGGGTCATGTATTCCTGGACTGCTTCAATGATTTTCTGGAGGACGTTCGGGTCTTCGCCTATTACCTGCATTAACTGGCCGATCTCTGGTTTTATGTAGTTTTGGGTATCTTTTCTGCCATAGGATTCGAGCAGATCAGTGACTACTTTGATAGGATCAACAAGCGGATCATTACGTAGCATATTGAAAACATCCTCATTTTCCTTGCGCTCTATGAGTTTATTGGCTTTCTCAGTGCTGCCTGTTAAGCGCATATTCTGTGGTCTACGCATAACTATACGTGGGAATGGTACTGTCTCACCAGTCGGGAGCTTCAGGGTTTTATCATATGGCATGTACTGGTAGTATAAATCATACATTAACCGGATAATCGACAGAAATTCCTCTTTGAATGTAGTTGCTTGATAGGAGTGCTTGATGTTTCCTTCTTCGATTACACTCAGGATTTCTGTTGCTGTTTTCTTGGTTGATGTTGGCCGACCTATCTGAGGGTCTGACATTCCACCGACTTTTTCCCAAAGGCTAAACCACAGGTTAATGAATTCTATGTATTGACGGGGATTTACCTTGAACTCCGGGAACTTGATTTTGGTGACGTCTTTGACTTCGATACCACCACCTGGTTTTATTAACTGTTGGCCTGATACACCGGCACCTTGTTCGTAGAAATACCATGGCATCATACAGATAATAGCTATGTTCATCAAGAGCGAGAACATCTGGGATGAGCCGTCCTGGATTGCCTTCATCTTACCATACATTGACGTTCCGGCTGAACGACCTTCTTCAGGGTATAGACGGACGCGCTTTATCATACATTCGTTATTCATGTTGACATCACGCTGGGGAAGGATAGAGATTATCTTTTCTGAATGAAGTGCTATTGTTACTATTAGACGTTCTTCTCGGAAATCTGTTTGTTCATCATCTGGCTCGGGGTCTTCCTTCAGGCTTGAGAGTGGGTATGATACATAGCATTTTATACACTCTATGACTTCTTTGCCTGTTATGTCTACGCCTGCTACCGATTGAGCTGGAGTTTTGGACGAATCTTTCAACCTGCGGGATTCCTTGGATGGGAAAAGCCAACTGCCTATGTTCATATATCCTGGGGTGTCTTTCTTAAGCATTAGTTCGCCATAGGTTGGCCGTGTTCTTACTATCTTATCCCCATTCTCCCACTCTTCCTGGGTGCCTAAATCATCTGGATAGAACATATCAGAGAATGGGATGGTATAAACCTTTCCACCCTCGAATACTGTTTTAAGTTCTGAGGTCTTGACTGGTTCCCCGGTTTCAGGGTCAATGATAAGTTCACCGGTTTCTTCGTCAAACTGGAAGTCAGATATTTCCTTTTCGGCATAGTCATAGGCTGGCTCTGCGAAGTAGGTGCCTTCTAACAGGATTGTGTGAACGCAGGTCTTGGCTATTGTGTTTATCTTAACAACCTCTGATAGTTCTTTGTTGTACCAGTTCTGGATTGATGATATTATAGGAGGAGTGTCTTCGCCAAATGATATGATAGGGTCACGGCCTATAAGTCCAGCGACAAGACGTGGTTCAAGGTTGTCAACTGAGATTGTTACTAAGGGTAGGTAAATGTTGTATGCGTTTGCCCATGGGAACTGGACAGTTGGTGCATCTTGTTCATACTTTTGATGGGATTGCTGGATTTCGGTGAGCTTCTTGGCTCGATAGGCTGAGTTAGAGAATACCTTATAGAGTTCCAGACAATGCGTTACCAAAGGTTGAAAGTGAGCATTTTCTGGTTCCTGTTCGCCGAGATCAAGTTGGATTGGTTGGTTCTTTAGGTTATCCTGTACTTCTATGTTATCTGGCATTATCTACTCCTTATTATCTAATACTAAAAAGCTAAACCTCGCTCTAATTTTATTATTATTAATAGTCCATTTAACACGCTGGAAATAATATATATCTTTTTTTTCTGTCTTTCCTTTTAGCATTAAATCAAAATTTTCATCAGCAAAGTCCTCAAATAATTCATGGGTGATGGCAAGATATTCTGCTCCTTCATATTTTATAAAAGCACCAACAGACGGAACGTCCTTGGCTCCTAAGTGTTGCAATAGATATACTTTTTCTATATTTTCAATAAATCTTTTTATAGATTTTTTACTTATTCCTTCTTCACTTATTCCATGTGGGAATATAAATGCGAAGGTTTCATGGTATAGGATTTTATAACCATCTTTTTTCTTAGTACCCCTACCCCAATCTTTATATATCTGGAAGTCGCCTAAAGTAGAATATGCCTCCCCGCTCTTTAGACTTGGGATTACATGTATACCATAGTCTTTATACCAGTCTAATTCTATGATTTTATTAGGTTCTTCAATTTCCATCGTCTATCACCCTGCCAATTATTTCTGATTCCTGCATTATCAGGTATGAACCGTTTTCTTTGTCGTTGAGGACTTCCATGCCTGCAAACCGTGCGAACATAACTGTATCGCCTACTTTTAAAGTGCATGGGATAACGGTTCCATCATCAAGAGTCCTGCCTTCGCCTACTGCTGATACGATGCCTGAGTTAGGTTTGTCTGTGTAGGTATCTGGAATTATGATGCCACCTTTAGAGACTTTGAGTTCCGGCTCTCTAAGGATTAATACTCGGGTGCCAAGTGGTTGAAGCTTCATACGTTAATTCTCCTTTTCCATGTCTTTTTGACGTTCCATCCGTTCCATGTCAGCTATATGGGAATCACTCTCCCATTGTATCTCATCATAATTGTCCCTATACTTAGGATTGGATGCTATTTGGTCTGGACACATTAAATTTTTCACATTAACTGTCTCCCCCATGCTACCGTCAAGTTTGCGATATGGGTAGCGGTTTGTTTTAGGTGGTTGTAATTTTGACATATACTATTCCTTGTATTTCTGTTTAGACTTCGTTTTTAAATCTTTTAATTCATTTTCAGGGATAGGCACTGCAAAAGGCTTTCCAAAATCAGGATCAAATTCGTTGATAATATCACGTTCAAAAAGGTCAGCACATGTTCTCAATATCTGTATAAGCCTTCCAACTTTAAGGATTTTAGCCCTTATGCGATCTTCATCTTTATACACTTCTTTAAGCGAAGTAAATTCTATTTTATAGTCATTCAAAACTTCCATGAACATATCTTCAAGTCCAACACAACCGACTATTCCTGTATTAAGAAGTTCCGGTTTTTCAACCTCAAGTATAACCTCACCTACTTCATATGTATCAAGATACGCTTGTAATCCTGCATGCAAAGCTGTGTAATCTTCACCACTCGAACTCTTCATTTCCATATTCCCTCCATTCCCTCATGCTGGTTCCAATAGTTACTCCTTAGGTTTAGATTTCTTGCCTTTATGCTTGCGGTAGACCTCATATGCTATAGCCACTGACTGTTTAATATCCTCTTTCTTGCCTTCGTGTCGTCTGGCTTGCACAAAGCGTGATACAAAGTCTCCCTCTGATTCGCCTTTAGCTGGTTTAGGCATGATCTACCTCACTGTTGCGTCTGATGCCATTTCAATGATTATACGTCCGGTCTTTGCATTTCCGGCATTGGCTATTGTCAGGGTGAGTTCTGAATCCACATATAATGGTGAGATCGGGACTTCTGTTTCAGCTACCGCAGCACTTCTGTCTGCAAGGACTCCGGCTGTTACGTCTAAACCGTATGCATCAAGTATGGTTATGTCATACAAGGTTGTGGGTAGTGTGGTCGTAAGGTCGCCGAGCAGTCCGGGTATGGTTTCGATAGCCCTAATGAAGCCGCGTAATTTCTTAGGGGAGACTTTCATTGCGCCTTGGGCTGTGGCAAAGGTTGAACATATTGCGATAGATACTACGCCTAAGTCTGTTGATTTCCAGTCGAGGACTATTTTGTTCGGGTCTGCCATATCTCCGTATGGGTTTGACATTGTTACTGTTAAGGTTGCTAATGTTGCCATTGTGGGTTCTCCTTGGTTATTGGGTTACTTGGTTAAGTTTATTATATTATCCGGTCTACGCATTGGTACGTTGGGTGATTGAATAATGCTGTCTGGTGATCTGCGCGACTGCTGCTTTCTGAGTTTACGCTGGGTCGAGAAGCATTCCTTGTTCATAAAGATAGCAAAGCATCTCGGGCAGGTAAAGTGACAGATGCCCATATTTGGTATTGGGAACATCAGAAGGCCGTCTGGATAGCCGTGTTCTTTTAGGTTGTAAGTTTTGAGCTTGCAGGATGGACAGCGTTTAGGTGGCAACATTGAGATTGTGATTTGCTTGGATGCTGCCTGGACTTCCTGCTCTTCGGGGGTGATTTCCCGGCGTGCTGGCTGTGGCGGTGCTGGAGTTATCTCTGTTTCTTCATTACATTCCTTTAGTTCGCTCATAATTATTCCTCCCCCTCGTTTAAGTTTATAAATTCATTATACATCCATCCGTGTACTGTTCTTATTGGATTCTGTGGTTCAGGCTCCGTAAATAATACTGGAGCTGAGTGCTTAAAATCTTCGACTATGGCATCAAGTCCTGCTGCAAAGTCGTATTCATCTTCATAGTCACAGTCAAAGTATATTTGTTTTTTGGCTATGTCAAGATAAGTTATCGTAACGTTGTGTTTTAATGCAAGCTTCTTGATTCTATTAGTGAAGTCATTTATTGTGTAGGCAAGCCAAGCTCCTTGAGATGGGAGCGTGTTATTGGATAGTCGGTCTTGGGTTGTCATAATAAACCTCCCTATCTAAATAGTTTCATAGTATGGCTTAATCATTTCTTATCCATCCTATTCTCTACTATGTGTAATAAAATACCTGTTGAGGTTTTGACTTTGGCTGATCGCCTCCTGCGTGCTTCCAGTTCTGGATTCCCTCTTCATCATGGCGTTTGTCTCCTGTTTTAATGGTGTGGGGTAGGAGTGTCATCATTACTGCCGCCATAGCCGCTGTGTCTACACGTTCATCATGGCAACCTGAAGCCGCATTGAATTTACCAGCATCTTCTACGAATGTTCTCATCTCTGCTACTGATTCCTTGCATTTTAGCTGGAGATGGCCGTCTCGGGCGAGTTTTATAAGCTCATCTATTGCCATTGGTTTGGTTTTTCGGTTTGGCATCCAGCCTGGTTCGCCTGGCCGGTGTTCCCACATCGGATATTTACGCCGGTGTAGGTCTGCCACTACTGTATAACCGTGATTGAGGAGTTCTACGCAGGCTATCGGGCGGTTGAACAGGTTGCCTACGAGTTCTACGGTTTCTGCCAGCATGTCATAGTCTATGTGCCCGTGCCATTGAGCTACTTGTTTGCCTGTGTAATGGTTATAGACGTCTATGCATGATGGGTCAGGCTCTCGTTTGTCGTCTATCTGTGACTGTTTTACTCCGCCTGCTGTGTCTACTGTCATAAAATAGGAATAGCGCGGGTCATATTTCTCCCAGATACTAAAATTCCCGTGGCGGTTTAATTTGATTTTGGTCTTGCCCATGCGTTCAATGAGGTTGCCGACTATTACTGGAGGTTCGCAGTTGGATTCGAGGTCATCACAGAGTTGTTTAGAGAATACGTTCAGGCCGGAGGATAAAAAAGCCTCAAGTGGAGTGGTTGGGTATTCCTGGTGGAAGATATCTATTGACCCCCGGCATTGGTTTTCGATGCACCATGCGCGCCAGTAGAGTTGCTCAAGGGTAAGGTTAAATTGGCGCTTGAGATGGACTTCTTCAGAGTCTTCCCAGCGCATATATTCACGGTTAAATACCTTGGCGTTTATCTTAGCATCGAATTCTATCTTGCGTTCAGGTGATTCAAAGGGTTTTGTATACCACGGATGG